AACTTATGCTCCTTAGTAATCGTTGCTACCTTATTAGATATTTTTCCTTTAAGATTTCCTAACTCACGTAGTTTTTCTGTAGCACCTGTTAGTTTTTCTTGATCTTGTGTGAGTCCATATACCTGATCTTCTGTATGCTCATTCTGATTTATCATAACACAAATCTCATCACCTATAGTTCTCATTTTCTTTTTATTATCTTCTATTCTTCCCTTACCTTGCTGTTCTATTTCTTCAATAAAATTCTCTTGCATCTCTACTTTATCATTAAGAGATTCTTTCTTCAGTTCTAAGGTTCTACTCTCTTCCCTAATCTGACGTATCTTATCTTTGATAATACTATTCATTGAAGAGAATATTTTTATATCTAAAAGATCTTCAATAACTTCTCTACGATTAGTAGCAGTTAGTTGCATGAAAGGAACAAAGGTACTACTTCCTAAAATAACAATCTGAGTAAAAGACTTGTAATTCATCTTGAGTACATTTTGCTCTAACCATTTTTGCTGATCATTAGCATTAGCAAATTGGTCAAGACAATTTCCATTCCTATGAATTTCAAATATATTTGGTTTAATACCTCTTCTCACTTTCCATTCAGTTTCATTAATAGTAAATTCAACTTCAACCAAAGCATCCTTCTCATTAGCAGTATTAATTAACTGTCCTTTATTAATTTTCCTAAATGGTTTACCAAATAAACTAAAAGTTAAAGCATCCAATACGGTGCTCTTACCTGCACCATTATTACCAACAATTAATGTTGTAGCATGTGTATTAAAACTGATTTCAGTAAAATGATTTCCAGTAGAAAGAAAATTTTTCCATCTTATAGTTTCAAATAATATCATTATTAGATTTGGGTGGGGGAATTACAATGTCGTTTTTAGTGATGATGGCATATTCATAACCATGTATTTCGCAGGTGGAGAGCATGACTTTATCATCCACCTCAACAACATTCATGTCGGGAGAATCCTCCTCTTCTTCCAACATCATAACATATCGCATTGCATCGTCTTCTTCCTCAAAGATATACAAAATTTTATCTCCTTCATCATCGGTAACAGAATAAGCTCCTTCACTTTCTTTACCAATTACAGTTAGAATATACATTAAACTAACTCACATGCTTCTTGATAAGTATCTTGAATCATTTTCTGCACTCTTGACTTATCAAGATCAACTTCAGATTCTTCAATATACCTATTAAGTATAGAGAGAGTATCTTCAGATTCAAATGCTTCAAACTCTTCTACTTCATGTATGCCAAAATTTTCAACAACTTTCAGTTCTGCTATATTAGAATTATATAACTTATCTACAAATTTTTCAAACTTTAGTTGGTCTGTTCTTTTCTTTACTACAACTTTAACTATTTTATTTTCCAATTCTCTTGCATCAAATAATTGATAATCAGTATCAGTGTAATATATAATGTGATGCATCCTGTATGGATTATTAACAGGAGTATGTTCTAATGTCTCTGTATCAAATATATGAAATCCTCTATTAACATCATTTACATCATTCCAAAACATCTCATAGGGATTACCCAGATAGTAAACATTTTCTTGATTTGAACGACAATGATAATGTCCTGTATATGTTTTCTTAAATTTCTTAAATGCATTCCAATCCATTCCATGTTCCATCATATGACCTGGTGTTGCCCTGAATCCATTTAATTCAAGATGTCCCATACACACAGGTGCTTTTGATTTATTAATTAATTCAAAACTCTTTTTTTCATTCTCTTTGTTTATCCAAGGAACAAGAAGAATATTACATCCACCTACTTCTATTGAAGTTGTTTCTGAATAGGTTGTTATATTATTATATTCTCTCAACAATAAATCTACTGCATTTACATCATTTGTATTCTTATAATATGCTGTATGATTGCCTACAATACTATGAAGAGTAATTCCCATACTCTCCAACTTATCAAAATAATTATCCTTTGCCCACTGCAATGCTGCAAAGTCAATACTCTTACGGATATCGAAGGTATCTCCCATATCAATAACAGTAGTAATACCTTCCTGTTCTAATGTAGGAAAGAATATATCATTATAAAACTTCAGAAAATAATCATGAAAAAGTTTTGAATTTTTTCTTGCTCCGAAGTGCTGGTCAGTTATTATCGCAATCCTCATTAGTTACGTAACTTAGCATGTACAGCATCTTTGATTTGATTATAGTTTGAATAATTAGTTCCGTCAATAGTATTGCTGTCATCAAATACTTCCTGATAACCAGACTTCTCAAGAATCTTATTTTTAATTTCTAACTGACGCTTCTCTCTTTGTATCCTGCGGAGAAATGCGTAATGAATAATTTGAGTAAAGTATGCAAAAGGGTTCTGAGATTTCTCTGGATTAAAATTGTGTATGTATTGAACACAGTTTTCTATTCCATCAGATATCATATCTTCCTTAAACATGTAATTAACAAAGTTTGGTTTAAATGATAGATGATTTGCAATCTTCAAGAAACACTCACCTATGTATCTTGGTATAACAGGTTTAGTTTTATCCTGAATTTGAGCAATCTCAACATCCTCACGATATCTTATTAAAGCAGCAAGGAACTCTTTATTGTTTACATAGTGTTCAGATCTTTTTCTTCTTGCCATAGTTTTACCTGGTTGTATAGGCATAAGTCTTTACCACTACTATGTAGATATTATAACATTTAAATTACGACTTGACAAGTTCTAATTATAACAGTAGACTAACCTTTGTAGAGGTGCAAGGGTAACTATATCTAAGTTTTCTTAGGGCTATTCTTAAATATTTTTTCTAAAATCTCTTTAGCATCATTTACGCTTGATATATAACCCATTCTTCTATTAATTCTATTAGAGTTTTTAGTATCAAGATTATTATCATGGACATATTGTTGATGCATTACCATCATTTCTACATCAAATGATTCTGATAGAGTAAGTACATCATCTAAGTTAATTATAAACATATCATCTTTAGTTGTTTTTAACCAAGGTTCTATTTTGTAAGCAGTCAATCCTGATCTTGATTTAAGTTCAACAATCATTACAGGGTTATGAATAATCAACATTGTTCTATCTTCTTCTTCCGAAGCAGCGACCTTGGCAAAAATTTCTTCACCTGATTTAAGTTTTAACGTTGCATAAAAATCTTCTTCCATATTATTTCTTTAGTTGTATAGTGATTATTTCGTAGTTAAAATTTTCTTCATTATAAATTTTTATTCTTTCTATAAAATGATTTAGTGTGTAATTTCTTTTTTGGTTTTTAGTACAGTCATCTGCAACATCATATAAAGTTGCTTTTACTTTATCCTTGCCTTTTCTTAAGACCCTGCCGATGGACTGGAGATTCCTAATCCTTGATTTGGAAGGACTGGCGAAGATGATGTTATGCAACCGCTTAATGTTAATCCCAGTACTAAAAGTCCCATAACTTGCAATGATAATCGCATTTGCTTCCTCCTCAGTAATTTCTCTAACAAGTTCTCGTTCACTAGTGTCTACACCACCATGAACAAAAAATACTTTACGTTCACTTTTCTTATTATTATTTATTAAATCGTAAAGGACTTGACCATGTGCTTCTACTCGTGAAAACAGTACAAGAGTGTTACCTTTTAAATCTAATGCAAGATTTTTAATAAAACTATTTCTTTGTTCATGGGTTATAAGATACTCTATTTCATCATTATAAGTTTCAAATTTTTGTGCAGGATGTTTTAATACAAGGCATTGAATATCTAATTGAGAAAGATGTCCTTGCTGCATTAATTCATCAGTTCTTGTTACTTTATATGCTGGACCAAACAATCCTTCTAATACCCACTTATGAGTTTGAGTTCCATCAAGTGTTCCTGTAAACCCAAATCTATACTTAGTATGGTGAAGTTTAGTCATTATAGATACTAAAGACTTCGACTTAAATAGATGTGCTTCATCTCCTATAACTACATTGTATTCCTCAAAAAAGGATCTCTCTAATTTATAGACAGACTGCCATGTAGTGATAGTAACAGGATAATTATTATTTTTTTCTCTTCCAGCATATATTAAGTGGCAAAATGACTCAGCATCCCAACCATAATCAGAAAAGTCTTTATACATCTGCTCTACTAGCGATGTCGTTGGAACAATTAGAAGGATTTTTTTTCCTTTCTCTACATAATACCTTACAAGAGAGTAAATCATCAAAGATTTGCCTGAAGCAGTGGGTGATATCAATAGCTT